CTTTTCATATACTGATTTAGATCGATTTATACCTAATGGTTTAGTACCAGGAGTAATACCTAAGTTTTTTTGATTCTCGTCTGTAAGTGCTGCCGGTATAGAATCTATTTTAACTAGAAATAGATTTTGCGACGCTGGAAAAGTAGGGAAGTCCTTTAACAGATCGAAAAAGGACTCCCTCAAATTACGTTTATCTAGAGATGGCAGCTGTACGCTCATTTAAATTATTTAGGTCTATTAACCTAAAACAGCACCAGCTAACTTACCGATAGCATTGACTGCTGTGTTGAGCTCATTGTCTCTCCTAAAGAATTGGTAAGCGAATGTCAGACTAACGGATAGTACTTCTCCACTACCTACCATTGAATAAGAGATATCACCGGCTTGAACAGGAAAAACACCAAATAGCTTATATGTACGTAATACTTCGAACTTAGTATCTAATTGAGCTAAAGTGATGGTGCTATTGTTATGAATAACACCATCACCTGTAGAAGTCTCATCATTGAATGTTTCAGTAACCCAATTTTCAATCGCGATTCTAGAATTAGAAGTAGCATCGCAATAGAAGTCAATACCAAACCCGTCGCTGTTATTATAAGAAACTGTACCAGGGATTCGGAAGGTAAAGCCGTTGTAAGGAACCTCTTTGGGAGAGATCTGCTTACCAGGCAGTACCGCGGTTGTTGCGTATACTAAGTCATCCTCAGTAAACACAGGTACACCTTTGTTGGAGACATCTAAGACACGGAACTGAAAGTCGCGTGTAAAGTCTCTTGTTTGAGCTACCTTATAAAAGTCCTGTATAGTTTGTTTAATATCAGCCATGATGTTATAATTATTTAGGGTTTACTTATTATTATTGACCTACAATTTCTTCAAAATTAACATCTGTGTTAACAGCGTAGAAATTAACTAATATAAACTCTGCAGCACGAACTGGCTTCAAGTAGATGTCTACTCGTAACTCGTTCTGGTCAATAACACTGCCAGGGTTATTCCGATCATCACAAACAATAAGGTAGTCATAAACCCCTTCTGTCTGTTTTGCGTTTTCAAATATTGGTGTTAAAGTATTAACAACTCTGTTCCTTGTTAAGAACGTATTAGGCTCAAAAACAAAGAACTTAAGTGTCTCTCTCGTTCTCTTCTCAAGGTCGAGGAACAAGCGACGTACATTAACTCTATCAAAGGCAGTTGGCTTACGTTGTAATGTCTTCTGACCAAATACAACAATACCTTCTGCAGGGAATTGAGTAACTGGGTTAACTGCAATTCTATATAATTGATCTCTTTGACGTTGAGTTGGGCTTACTGCGATGTCATTTACACCTGTAACAACACCTCTGTTGAACCCAGCTGGTGCAAACCATGGTGCAAAGTTAGCATCGTTTTGAGCATAAATCTTAGCTGCAACACCAGAGAATGGAATCCAGATTTGTTTATCACTCGTACCGTCATAAACCTTAGCCCAGTTACCATAGACAGTAGCAAAGTTACTGTTAGCGAATCCGAACTGATGACGTAACGGCCAGTAAACATGTTTGCTGAAGTTTTTAGATTTGTCATCTAATACTTTACCAGCAGATCCTTGTACAACTAGCGGCTTTAATACGTCAGCAATAAAGATATGATCTTTTCTTGTATTGCGAGCAAATGCTTCAAATCTATTAAAGATTGTTCTGTAATTGTCTCTCAGAGCAATCTCATCTGAAGCTGTCATATTATCGCTAGTAGCATAGAATCCAGTATCACTAAGAGTTACATATTCAGTGTCGTCATACGCACTAAGCCCGTTAGATTGAGTTTTACCTACTGCAAAAACTGTACCTAAACCAGCTTCGATACTTACATCAATTGGAAGTAAATCTACGTTAGAGGCAACGTTAAATATACGATCTAACTTATCAGGTACACTACCAACATTCTTTGAAGTATTGTTATTTACATCTGTATATGTACCTAAGCTTACAAGAGCTGGTAGTTCAGTAAATCCGTCTTCGGTACCAGTTCCTAAAAATTTGTCCAATACAGCTGCGTTTGTACCTTCTGTATTTGCAACCCGTACAAACTTAGTTGGTGCATCACCAGCAGTAGAGTTCCAATCTCCAGCGTTAGTAGAAATATTAGGATTAACCTTAATAATTACATTAGGAGAACTATCATCTTGATCACCGATAAAGAACGATTTTCTCTGACCTCCATTTTCATTTTGAATCTTACGGAAGGAGTTAAGAGAACCTGTATACCCTTCGGCTAAGAAGTTTGTAAGTTCTAAGTCTGTATTTGCAAACGGTGTGTTACGAACTTTAAATACACCAATTGAAATTGTATCAATAAACTGACCACCGTCAATATCAAACTTGCTAAAGGTTTCTAAAGTTTTACTTACACTCGATTTCTCTGAAGTAGGAGTAGAACTTAATGAGAAGTCATACCTCGATGTAGGTACTGTAGAAAAGCTTGATGGGCTGGTGGCGGATGAACTACTAGTTACAGCTTTAACACTTCTAATTAAATCATGATTAGATGACGGAGTTACGGCGCTGTTATCTGTAACACCAACATAATACCCTTCGAACTCATTATTAGTACCAATTTTAGATTTATTAAGAACAATTAAACCCGCATTACCTAGAGTATCTACCCCGACTGCGCCTCCTGCGTCATTACTCCATGTGTATTGCTCATTTGAAGCTGATAAAAATTGCTCTCTAGTTAGCTCTATATGAGTAGGGTTACCAAAAACGAAATAATTTGCTGAGCTCAAACCTGGGGCTCCAGATAAACCATAACCAGATAATGCAGCCCCTGCTAGTATTGTATTACCTGAGAGATTTGCAACTTCAGATCCACTAACATGTAAAGTAGTGGAGGTTGAAGATACTAAAGTGGTAAGAGATGTATAAACTATATTATTGTTTGAGTCTTGAGAAACAATTTCAAAACCTACATCCGAAGTAGCTGACGCGGTTGGAAAAGTCCCGTCATGAGCGAAAGTAGCAGACGTACCATCTACATTCGTAACAGAACCGGATAGGGTAGCTACATTTGCGGTAGAAACTGGATAAACAAGTGCACTATATTTTTCTGTAGAAGTACCATCTCCTCCTCCATAAGGTAATCTAGAGACAAGTACGTTTGCATCACTATCAAAGACTTGCTTTGTTGAGTGATAAAAATATCTTTCAGCTGCGTTCGTCGGCTTGCCGTAAATTTCTTCAAACTCGGCAAACGTTCCTACATTAAAAATTTCATCTACAGGGCCTTGATTGGCAAAACCTGCAATAAAAACACTTGTTCCAACGGGTGCAGCGGGCCGTTGTGTTAAGTCTATTTCTCGGATTTCAACTCCAGGTGATTGTATAGTTCTTCTACTCATAGTAAACCTTTACAATTATTTATTATTTCTCAGCCTAAAAAAGTAGTTGATTCGGCAAATTAGACACTATAATATAAATATATGAAAGGTATCATTCTCGCAGGCGGTACTGGATCTAGAGTTTGGCCATCCACAAAAGTAGTTTCTAAACAACTCTTACCAGTATACGACAAGCCTACAATTTACTATCCTCTTTCTACTTTAATCAAGTTAGGTATAAAAGATGTAATGATTATTACGAACGGATCAGCTTTTCCGCATTTACTTTCTTTATTCAAACAAGAATCCGGAAAGAATAATCCATATCTTGGAATTAATTTTACCTTCCAAATTCAAACATCCCCAAGAGGTATAGCCGAAGCGTTAATTATTGCTGAAGAGTGGCAAGGAGATGATGATGTATGTTTAATTTTAGGAGATAATATTTTTACAGGTATAGAACCTTTCAAATGGTCAAAAGAATGTGGAGCACATGTTGTGGGTTATAGAGTATCTAATCCTTGTGACTACGGGGTAATAGAGACAAATGATGTAGATGGACGTAAAGCTGTCAAATCCATAGAAGAAAAGCCCATGGATCCAAAAAGTAATATTGCAGCGACTGGAATTTATTTTTATGATAAGACCGCTGGAGAAAGAGCTAGAAATCTTACACCATCAGCTAGAGAGGAATTAGAAATTACCGATCTAAATAAAAGTTATTTAAACGATAACTTGTTGTGTTACAGTGAGTTAGATAGTAACTACGCCTGGTTTGATACTGGAAATCCAGACGATTTGTTCGCAGCTTCTATGTATGTTAAGTCAATTCAGGATAGAACTCAGACTATGATTGGTTGTATAGAAGGAGAAGCATACAAGCAAGGATTCATAACTCGAGACGAATTTAGAAGTATAAAGAATAGTATGCCTAATTGTAGTTATCAGACAAATATGGTAATGAGCTACTTTTTAGATTAATTTAGCTTCTATACGAGTAAATTCAAAAGTAGCAGAGGCTCCAATCTCATCTGTATTATTATAGTTCCATTGTATCTCAGATAAACTTGTAGGGAACGCTCCGATATAATCCCATTGTATCTTTCTGTTTTCGTATTCATCTAATCCAAAAACAGTTAAGTTGGAAGAATA